AAGCAGTGCTTGAGAAACTCTCACCGCCATTGTTAAGTTTGCAACTTCGCGCTCAAGTTCTGCGACGCGGTTGACGGTGGGTTTGCTGCGCTTCTTTTGCGAATCTACGATTTTCATGCGTTACTCCGTATTTTACGCTCGTTTATCTTTTACACGATTTGCGAGAGCTTTAAGTAGCGTGATCTCTTCGCTTGTGAATGGGAGGGAGACTTGGGGCTTATCTGTCCCTAGAAGTTTTGCCAATTCTTGGTTGAGAAATTCCCGAACGCGGATCTCAATCGAGTCGTATTCTGACCCTTTTTTCTTCACGATCCTGGAGGAAAGGATATCGTTGATAGCGTTGGCTTGCTGAAGCTTTTGCTGCTCTGGCGTAAGCTTGGTTGGCGTATCCATCTTGACGACATTTGTGGTTTCGCTGGTTGAAACTGACGCAGCGAAAACTTTAGATTCTAATTTTGGTTCTGGGCTCATCTCTTTGACCTCTGGTTCTTGAGGGACAAAATCGTGTTTGGTCTTTATACTGAAACCATAACGATCCGCCATTGCGGCATAAAGTTGATATGCAGATTTAAACTGCGACAAAGATAGAGGCTCTTTGTTGTCTAAACATCTCTGCCAGTGTGCCTCAACATTAGTGTCAACCATTAGAATACGAGTGGTACTATTCTGGTCTTCAATGTCGCGCAGAACATCGATATCTTCGTCGCTAAGGAGCGGATTTCGACTATAGATAAACGGCCAAATTGTTTCACCGTACCAAGATCTATCGAAGACGATATCTTGACCTGATAGACCGACAAGCATCTCCACAAGATCATCTAGGTAGGATGGGCCGGTGTAACCGGTCCGAGAGTATTTCTTATCAGGTGCAGAGAAGTGGATGGATTTGTATCCCTGAGACTCGTAAAGCTTGGCGAGTGACGACTTAAAGCTTCTATCTACACCCTCGAGTATCACGAATGCCATAACATATCCCCCAATAGAGATATTTATACAAATTGTTTAATTTAATAAAGTTATTCTTTTTCGGTATCTGCGGCAACGTTGATTGGGTTTCTTGTCATCTTGCCTTCAACGTTTGAGGCGCGAGTCGCGCCAAATTCTTTGGCAGTCTCTTGCAATTGCTGCACGGGCGATTGGCCTGCCTTTACTGCGGCCTCAGCTGCTGCTTGTTTTCTACCTTCGGTATCGTGATCAACCTGCTGGCGCTGAAGATCTTGCTCGTGTTCCATTTGCTGCTGCTGCATTGCCATCTGTTGTTGCTGCTGATCTTTTGCTTCTTTCTGAGCCTGTTTAGTCATAAGCATATTTTGCCACTGCAGGAACATTGGATCGCCAGGAAGATATTGGAGTTCTTGTCGTTGAGTCGCGCCTGCATCGCCTAAGAAGACTTCTCGCTGCTCGCCTTTGGTCATCATCTTGTCGACCAGTCCCCAAAATGCTTGATTAAGCGGCAAATTCGCAATCGGATGGTCAATAGGTTTACGATCTTCATTCTTAAGCAGATCGTTCATAGAAGAAAACACGGTCATCTGCGCTTGACGAAGCGAGATATCGGTTTGCGCCGTGTCGTCTGTGTACCCTACGAACTTAAATTTATATTTAGATGCGAGCTCTTTATCTAAAGCAGGGACTACGTCTTGGTTGATCAGATCTTCAATAAAGTAAAGAATTGGCAGCAAACCTCTCTCGCGAGAGTACGTGATCTTGAATTGTCCAGATTCTTTAGCTTGAGATGCGGCACGACCGTTGGCGGTTGTAAGATAATCTAAACCTACTTCGATGGGGTCGATCTGAAACTGAGCACAGATGGATCGCATGACGTGCGAATTGAAGTTGATGTACTCCATCTCGCGTGCAGACCCTGACATTGGTATCCACTGGACATCATCCAGCCCTGATACAATCGGTGTGCGCCAAGCGTTATTCGAGCCCGAAATAGTATTGTAGAACTGACGACGGAAAGACGCCAGAGTGTTTTGAGTAACTGTTCCTTTGAGATGCAGGATCCCTCTAGCCGCATATCCGTGCGTAAAGTAGTTTGCATTGTAGGATTCAACGTTGAGATGGTTTGTGATCATGATCACGGCTTGCTCGACCATCGAGATCGCGTAGCCGTTGGAGTCGGCAAAGTTCTTTGGGTTGAAGAGTTTGAAGACCATGTCTTCATCGCCAAACACGTTTACGACGCGCATGTCCATGGTCTGCTGAACGTACTTTAGGTACTCCATGTCAGGAGTATTGATCTGACCGTCACCCCTTGGGTCATTGTCAGAGCGCTTTTTGTGGTAAAGCTCCAGCGCGACTTTTGCCTGATTCTCAACCGCATCCTTGGAGACGTTTGGGTTGACACGGTAAACAGTCTCTGCGGGAAGAGGGCGAAAGCGATGGAGAGAACCTTTGCGAGTAAGCACCTTCTCTACGGCGATATGGCCAAAGGTTAGTGCGTCCCAGGTGATCAACTTTACGAACTCACCGAACAGCATCTCCTCGCCGCGGGGCGTTGCGTCGGTACGACCACAGTGATAAATATAGTCTTCTAGCATCCGGATGTTATCGATATCTTCTTGGGTAACTGGTTCATTTTGGTTGGCCTTAACAAACCGGTACCCCATGTCATACTTCTTCTCCTGAGGACGAGAGAAGCGCAGAACTGTATCGCAACGAATCTGCAAAATTGCATTTACTAGCCAATCTCGCATAGAGATTTCTCTAAGGGTGCGGTTGGCTATTCTAGAGATTTTTGATTTAGAAAGAAAGTAATTATGAGCAGCGTGATCGTAATACGGATCGGTAAGTATAGCTTTGCTGCCAACGAGCTGACCCTGATCTTGAGCTTCATTTTTAGGCTGAGAAGAGTCGGATAGACGGTCGGCTTCAGACTTAGTTAAGTCCTCGATATCTTTACGAAGAGAATCAGTAACTGCTTTTTTAATATCTTCAATCCAAGACATCTTGGTCTCCAAGCTGACGGTAAGACAACCATATTATACGATCAAAAGGTCCATATAAAACCGCCGTCCGACCCTTGATCTTCGTTATCCTCTATATCAGACAGCCTTCCTATTTTACCCATCTTATCCAGGTTAACTTCCGGATTAAACGGAATGTTGTTTACCTTAGCGTACTCTTCAGGTGTGGGCGGTTTAAAGAAGCTGCCGGTAGAATCAACTAATTTAGCCATGTCTACGTCTAAGCCAGCCGAAGAAAGGATGACAGCTGACTTGCTGAATAAATTAGTCATCGCATAGCGCAAAGCGTCAATCCAGTGATCGTGCTCTGTATCAGGATCATCCGTGATTTGACCTGATGCATCTACTTTGTAATGGTAGAGCTGGAACTCCCTTATCAAGGGCTGACAAGTTTCTTGTGCAAAAAATATCTTTGGCTCCCCGGTTCCTGGGACTTTTAACCATTTCTTTATGACCTGGATGCCAGTGTTTACTTGGCCCTTGTCAGTGTTAGTTGATGTGGGAAGACCGAGCTTTCTCATCTCGACTGCGTCACCCGGATCGGCTTGATCTGGGAAGTAGAGCTGAACCCGATAAGCCTGGTGCCACTTATTCTTGACGTGGTGCATCCAGGCAGGTCGAGATATGTACGTCATACCGTCGCATCTGACGACGTAGATGTTTTCCTTAGAGTCTACGAAAAAAGTTACCAAAGTATGAGGGTTAGACCATCCCCAGTCGATACCCGAGTATGCTGGCAAACCCATTGCTAAACATTTCTTAACAAAGATATCGTGATTGCACTCGCCAGGAAATTCCTTGCCGGTAAGAGTGAGCCACATCTGATTCCATGTCCTGACGTGCGTACGCTCATCAAATTCCTTAAACACAATTCCCTCAACTGATGGTTTAAGATTCATCAGCTGTGACATTGCCCAATCAGGACCTTCGGAAAGTATCTTCTGGGCAAGTTCGTCAATCGACTTGAGCATCGGCGATGTGGATGTTTGATTTTTGGCGTCACCTAAGCAGATTGGCGCAAGAGGGCACTTGTGGCAACCAGAATACATCTCGTACGGCGCGTAGTCTTTTTTCTTCTGCTCGCTGAGTTTATTGTATTCAGACGGAAGACGCATGTCGAATGAATTTTGGTCGATATAGTATTCTTGCTTAGTCGTACCGGATCTAGAGTCTGGGCAGCGCTCAGTAAACTCGAACGCGGTCCAGCGGCGAACATGTCTCCCCTGCTTCTCGGCATTCTCGATGGCTTGATTCATTAGCCCGTATCGAGATTTTCTAGTTGAGATACCCACTCTTAGCGGCTTCTTGCCCCGCTTGGAGTCGAGCATACCAGATATCTCTTTGTATGCCTTTAATCCTTCGCCAGAAACTGTGTCGATTTCATCGACCACAACCAGCGGTACGTGAGGTCCGTTGCAGTTGTGATTTATAGTGCCATCGATCGTAACAAATGAATTAGACATCGGATTTGTCGGATCCGAATTAGAACGAACCTCAAGTTTCGCTATTTGTTTGACACCGGTTCGCTCGAGCTTTTTAATTTTAGCCATATATCACCTGGGTATATAGATCCCATGTCTAGTATCTATATACTCAAAATGATAAGTATTTATAGTTTTATAGACCGTGATGATGTTTAAAATGTGCAACACCGCGATCTACGACCGCGTCTTCGTGTGCTTTCAATTTACGTAGATCGCCACTCAGAGCATCTTCATACGTACTAGAAACCTTGTCGTTAAGCGCCTCGTGGCGAGCTGTTGTCGCGTCGTCTTTAGGTTTAGCGTTGCTATTATCGTACTCGTAATAAAGAATATCACCGGGGGATGTAGCAGAAACAGTCTTGTGATGACCGTATGCGCCCAGATTCAAAGCTTGAACATCGCCAACTAGATGGGGTTTTAGTGCCAAATTGTCGTGATCGTGAAAAACAGTAGGACCATGTTTGCCCTCATGATAAGGATCGATATTTGCTCCTATTGCTCTACTTAAACCCTTTACAGCCTCAATGCCGTGATGATCATGCACATCTTTTAAATTTTTAACAGAATCATCCAGATGACGATCAAAGGCATTGCGTAGATCTTCATGACTAAATCTTAGTCCACCATGATGGGGCATATCTGAGGCTTTAAAAGCATCTGCAGCCTTATTTTGCAAGTAACTAAGGTGCCCTAAATCAATGGATCCAGGGCTAGCATTGTTTACTAAATCTCTTATAGCACCAGAATGCTGCTGCAACGCCCGCGGAGACTTAGCATCAAGAGCGTCGTGATAATCAGCAAACATTTTATTAAGTTTAGCATTGTATTGAGTTTTGTTAGGTGCAGAATTCGCATCCACACAGGTGTAGTGGTGCATTTTGTCGTTTCTCATAGAGCCACCGCATATACATGCGTTTTGAGAAATATGAGGTGCTTTTTCCCATATGGCTTTACTTAAAAGCTGCCATTGACCGTTTGATTTTACGAGCAATTCTTCTTTGTGCGTTTTTAACGACTTGATTAAATTATTCATATCGATCTCTTGGTGGCTTTGTTTTCAAATTTAAAAAATTAAAGAAATCGTTTTCGCTTTTAAATGTCAACTTTTCATTGGTTGATTTAATCAATATAAAAGCTGGATTTTTCCACGACATTCCTTGACTTTCAAGGCTGTTTCTAATTCTACCATTATGGGCAGCCGACCCGGTTGCAAAAACTAAAACATTTCCAAGGTTTTCATCAGTGTACGGAAATATATCTAATACTATTATCTTTCTTATATTAAAAAATTTAATCTTTTTAAGATACTGTCTGCTAAGAGTTGCATTGTGATTTCTCATAGGGTTCAGGAACCAGCCCATGCTTTTCATTTTAGAATCAAGATCTTGCATAAGATGTGCTGGAATTACGAGATCGATATCGCCGCAAATAAATTTAGATCTCCTATACGAACCTGCGATTAGGTATCCGTTTATGTTAAGTTTAAAAGTTATAAACTTTACAATAAGATATACGATAAATCTTGGTAATTTTAATTGCAAATTATTTGGCACCGATATAGCCATAATGCACTCTCTAATATTAATAATATTAAATCGTTATAACGTCATCGATATCAGTAAGATGCTGCAATTCTACCCAACCTCGTTGAGTCCAAACCTTATGGTCAAGCGTTCCTTCGATTATTCTTCCATCTTCTAACTCTACTCTGACACATTCCGCATCTTCAAGTTGATTGTCTATTACTTCAACAAAACCAATAGTATTTTTAATTAAATCCCCTGGTTTAAAATCCGCTAATATTTTTGGCACACCATTGCCATCGATTGACATAGTACAAGAAGTTAAACAGGCTTTTAATGTGCATGGAATCACTTCAAGTGTGACCTTCTCACCCGTAACATTAAATACCGATTTTTCCATCGTAAATTTTTCAAGAATACGGTCGGCTTCTTGTGTTTTAGGTGGCAAAATTAACGGTTTAATTCTGTCGGACATCAGAAACTTTTGCTGATACTCGTAGCATCGTTTTGCCTGTGATAGAATCGCACCCACATGAACAACATCGCGCTGATCGTGCAAAAGTATTAGAAGTTCGGCGATAGCCATGC